CCGTTGCCGCGCCGCCGAGCGCGCCACCGAGCGCGTTCTTCATGCCAGCGCCTGACGTGCTCGTGCTCTGTGTGTTCGAGTTCAACCCAGCGGCACCAGACAGAATCCCAGACAGCCAGCTAAGCGAGTTGTAGGGCTGTGCCTGATTCGCCGCATACACCGCGTTGTTACCCTCCAGCGTGCTTTGCGCTTGCTGCTGGAGCATGCCTGCACCTTGCAACTGCGCTTGCAGGTTCTGGTAGTCCATCGCCTGTGCTTGCGGCAGAAGCTGCGTTCCTGCGATCGAGCGGCCAGACAACAGGTTCGCACCCGTGTTCATGTTGCTACTGATCGTGCCCAGCGCATTGTTCTTCAGCCCGCCAAGCGCCGACGCAGCGCCGGTCTGGAGACTACCCAGCGTGCCCGCCGCACCTTGCTGCAACCCACGCTCGTTCTGATAGTTGGTGTTGTAGATGTTCGCAGCAGTGTTGCTCAACTGCTGAGCCAGATTGTTCGTCGCGTCGCTGACGCCCTGCGACTGCGCGCCGCTGCCGTAGCGACCCGCGAGCGAAAACTGTGAGGCCAGTTGCGGCATCACAGCGGTCTGGAAATTACGCGTGGCGTCAGAACTCGCCGCGTCCACCGCGCCACTCAGGTACGGATTCGTCGAGGCATTCAGATACTGTCCGCCCAATACCGACTTCAGGTATTGGCTCGCTGCGTCCGTGCCGCCAGCGATACCCGTCAGCGCCTTCGTCGAAGCGTCCGTGCCGTTGGCGATACCGTAGAGCGCTGCGTTGTTCGCGCCGCCGCCCTGCGCCATCTGTGCCAGCATCTGGCTGATCGTGTCGTTGCCGTTGGACATCGCCGTGGCGTTGTTGGCGAATGTCTGATCCTGATAGCTCGGGTTCGAGCCTCGCGCAATCAGGTCACTGATCGCCTTCTGCGACTCAGGCGTCAGGTCAGCGACACCGCTGTTCTGAGCGACTTTGGGCGTGTTGTCCCCAGCCAATGAATTCGCATTGGCATACATCGACGCCAAGTATGGCTGAACACCTGCCCACGGATCGGCCTTCTGGACCGTCGTGCTACCTCCGCTGTTTCCGCCGCCGCTCATGATTGACTCCCTATAGCGTCTTATGCACCACTGAGTAGCGGTGCTTGTAGCCTAATTCCTGTAGCTTCGGTACGAATCCACGGCGCACGTAGTGCTCCATGTCGCTACATTCCTGCGTCCTCGCCCACGCTTCGATTACGCTATGGGTCACCGCGTTCCACTCGTCGAACCTTGTGCCTGCGAGCGTCAGCACGCGGCACACCTTCATCTGCGGGTAGAAGACGATCTGGGTTGTCCCAGCGCCGACTACCACGCCTGCTTCATCTGCGATCATCCAAAGCTGCGCGTCTCGTTCGAGACACATCCGCTTGATGTCCTCATGCGATAGTTCGCCAAAGGTATAGTCGAGCGCCCGTTTGATGAAAGGCTCTGCCCAGTTCCATACCTTGCTGACCATCTCGTTAGGAATGCCCCTGATTTGGTAGTTCATGTTTAAGCCGGTCGAATGGTGAAGTTATCGGTTGTGCTTGCCCGCAATAAATTGGCAGGGTTCGAACCCTGCCAGCTAAATGAGTTCTGCTTCACAAGCGTGCTGCTTATCCCCGTCGTGTTATTGGTGATGACGATATTGCCTGTCCATGTCGGCGCATTGCCGAAGTCCAGTTCGCAGTTACCGTTCGCCGCGTTCCTCAACATTGAATCCATCGTGCCGTTATAGAACGGCGTATTACTGAGGCCGATGCTGGACGTGGTGCCGCTCAACTGGATGTTTCCGGTGAAACTACCCGTCTTGCTGTAGAGCGCTGACATGGCGATGGTCGTGTTCGTGCTCGTCTGGGTAAGCTGGCGAATATGGTCATCATTCATGTTCGTGATCGTCTGCCCAATCTCAGTTCCGATCGAAGTCAACGAGATGGTTCCGCTTGCCGGGAGTGTCATGACCGATCCTCAAGCTTGCGAATGCGACTATTCAGGTAGCCAATTTCGCGGCACAGTTCAACACATAGCGCGAGCGCGGTGGGACCGTAGTCAACCGCGAGCACGCCGCTGTCCGTCTCCACCACTGCCTCAGGAATCACCTCGCGCAGAGACTGCGCACCGACGCCGACGAAGCGCCCGCCAATGTCGTTACGATCGAACGTCCCAGACTTAATCAGTGCGGCCATCTTCTTGACGACGCCGAGCGGCAACGGTTTCCAGTTGTCCTTCAGGCGTTCATCCGAGAACGCCGTCACGTTACCTGCCGCTGTCAACGCACCGGCATCCGTCAGCGTCATAATTGACGTTGTATCAGCGCTGTTTCTCCAAATAAGGTTGCTTCCGCTCGTCACATAATTCAGCTTGGCCCCACCAGAACACCTGAACCACATGCCAGCGCCAGCGCCAGCGGCATTGGATAAAGTCAAAGTTGCTGTCGTTGATGCAGAGATTGATACCGCCGTATCGAAGTGACCCGTCTTGCCACCTGTGACGCCGATCGCCATCGACGACAAGGAAGCAGTCAAGCTCCCACTGTCGAGCGCCACCGTGAACCCGCTGACGGTGGAATAGCTCGCACTCGTGATCGTGCCATACAGCGTGGACGAACCCACGTTAAACCTCACGCGGGAACCCTGCGGCATATAGGACAGGTCGTTCGTCGGCGTGGTGAACGTGGTAGCGGTAACAAACGAGGGCGACTGACCGATGTCGATGTAGCCCTGCGCCAAGTCGAGCACGCAGACTTTGATCGCCGCCATCATCTCCCGCGCGCAGTCGTTGACCGTGGACGGTGCTTGGCCTTCCGGCCAGCCGTCAGGGGGCGTGGCCGAGTTCGAGGCTGCTGTCGTGCTCCAAAGACCTACCTTCATGGTTTACCCCAATAGTGCATAACGGAATGTTTTGTCCACTGCGGCTGTCGCGCTATGCGTGATTGTGAACGAACCGTTGGTGATAGTCGATATCCACGTGGTGGGCGAAGCCGCCGCCGCACTTGACGTGACTGCCTGCAATAGTGGTACTGAATTGATCGATACACGGTCATCCGTTACTACCGTCGTGGTGTTGGGCGATGCACGCAAGGTCACGCTGCCGGTGTTGGCAAGGTGACCTTGGTTTATCCACTGCGCCCAGCCCACGATCGCACGGCGGTGCCGCTTCTCGTCTGGCTCGTAGGACGGAATGCCTACGCCTGCATCTGTGCCTGCCATCAGCGTTCTCCTGCGTCCTCAAACGTGACATCCAAGCCCTGAATCTGCTCGAAGTCACCGGTCGTTTTCACCACAAAGCTGTGATATCGAGCGATGTCCAGCGCCTCCACGTATCCCGCCGACTGCGGGGCCACGTCCACGCCGACGTGCGGCGTGTCCCGCTGAAGGTCCCGCTTGCTGATCGCCACCGTCACGTTCTGATCCTCGCCCTGCACCAGCGGCCAAATTTCCGTCACGAGCGCCTTGTTCTTGACCGACGAGTTGACGATCTGCATCAGGATAAGCTCGCCGGTTTGCAGCACGGTATCGAGCGGGTCGGCGTTGAAGTAGTAGAGCGTGTCACCGATGTACGCGGAGAACACGAGGTTGCCACCTGTCCACGCCCGACTGTCGAGCGAGATTTGCAGTGCGTCGATGCTCGAACTCACCGCGTCCAGTCCCTCCAGCGTATAGCCAAGAGTCGAGGACACGGTAATCAGGTCGAGGCCCGGTCCGAAGGTAGCGGGCAGGTTAATCATGGCCCACTTCTGGTAGGCCCACGAGTAGACCATGATGTGGTTGCACATGCCGCCCGTGTTACCGATACCGGGATACTGCCAAAAGACGCACTTCAGTTCCGGGAAGACCACGCCCTTGATGTTGTCAGCGAACGTCGTGTCGAGGTCAGCGAGGAACGTGGCGTCCACTTTCCCCTCACCGATCGGCAGGATGTTGGAACCGTCGAACACCTTGAACCCGTCACTCGCGACGAAGTAGACAAGGTTCTCGTAGTTCACCGCACCCTGCGCTGCATACGCGCCGATGCCGTCATGGATTTTGTCGAACTGGAAAATCAGCGGAGAGCCGACGAACGTCATCCGCCAGATAGCACGCTCCTGAAACACGTACCCCTGTTCGCCAGAGATGACCTTCTGAACCCAGCCGCCATTACCCGGCAAGTCCTGAAAGTCCGCGAGCGTCGTCGCGTCCACCGACCAGAGACTGGAGTTGTTGATGCCGCTCCAGCGCACCCGCTGCACATTTGCTGCGGAGTCCGATACATTTCCCAACACCACAAAATCCTTGATGACCGCAATGTGGCGAGCCTTCGGAGCGCCGGTCAGGTTCGTGAAGTGCGCAGCGCCCAGCGAGATTTGTTGCGGGACATCGTTCACGCCATTCACAGCGATGACCGTCTGCCCCCACTGCACGAACTCCCAGCAATCTGCCGAGTCAGTGTTGTAGGCCACCACTGCGCTGTTCGATACCGACAGCCGCGTGGCGTTGTTGAACGTCTGGTTGCTCTGCACATACAGCGCCGACGCATCGCCCACGTAGTTGTAGGTGTTGTTTGCCGTGTCTCGTGCGTAGAACGCGCCGTTGATCGCGCCGATCGCGGAATAGCTCGCAGCCACATTCAGCCCCGGCACCGGGACGTATGCGCCACCGGGACCGGGAAAGACGTTCGTGCAAGTCACAAGGCCGGGGTTGTTCAGGAGTGGCAGGTCCGGCAACCATTCGCCAAGCGGGATAATCATGATGTCCTCAGAACTTGGTTGCGCGAATCTTCGTGTGCAGATTCTGGTCACGGAAGCGTCGAAGCTCGGACACGTAATCCGTCTCCAACTGCGCACATACCTGCGCCGCACTCACGTTGCGGATCGTCGTCGCCCAGACCAGCTTCGCGGCCCCCGCACACACGAGGTCATATGCGTTGTCGAGGAACGGGTTCGTGTCGCTGTCCGCCGACAGGTCGGGAAGCTTGTTCACGTAGTAGAGCGTGATCGGATACGCCGAGTCAGGCACGTTCGCGAAGTAGACCGTGTTCGCCCTGATCGCGTAATAGTCCGGCGTGCCTGTGGACAGGTCGCAGTTGATCTTCCGAACCAAGTCGAACGACTGCTGCTTGATCTGGAGATTGGTCGTGCCGTTGTAGGTGAACTCCAGCCGATCTTCGGTAATGAAGTCATCCGGCAGCGCGAGGAATTCTTGTGACGCGACCGCTACGAGAGCGGTCGAGGTTTCATTCCAAAAGTAACGTTCCCGGTTGTAGTGGCGGATCGTCTTGTTGATCGCCCGCCGCACCTGAGAATTCACGTTCGTCCGATTCAGGTAGTCGTCTTGGACTTCGTTAATGGCGTCGATGTAGGTAGGCATTGCGTCCACTCCAGAATCGGATCGTCGCAATGCGTCATCCGGGACAGTTCCTCAAACCACTCGTTGGAAAACTCGCATCCCTGATATTGACGAAAGCATGGCGACCCCAATGTGTAATGGACGATTTTAGCACCGGAATTGGGTGGAAATTCGCCCACTAAGTGATTGAATTCAATCGGAAGGTCGCCCACGGCGTCTGACCACTTGAACTGATGGAGTTCCATTCCGCTCGCCGTGCCCACGTACTGCGGCGTCAACCGCCTGACTGCCGACCGATGGCCGTTGAATACCATCAGGCTCGACCAGTTCTTGCACGGGTAATTTGTCTGCTTCTGCCCGAGGAACTTGGTTGTTACCGAGGACTGGTAATCGTGCTTTCGCACCAAAACGTCCATGTAGGGGTTTGCCTTTGCCCATTCGTATAGCTCCCAAATATCAGTGAGGCAGAGCATGTCGCTATCGAGGAAAATAGACACGTCCGAACCGGCAAGCCACGGCGTAAGGAATCGGGCGTAGGCGAAATCGGTAGACTGCTCCGGTGACCGTGGCCGCGTAAATATCCCTTTCAGAGTCGCGAGACTCACCGGGCAAATCTCCACGGGACCAGATGACCGGGCGAGGATTGAATGCGCGAGCACATGCCATGTCACTGACTCCCGTGGATCAAAACCGATGTAGACTTTAAGAGGTTTGCTTTGCAAGGTACGAACACCGGTTAGCCACCGCATCCGCCAGTGCGTTATGCGGCGTGATCGATTCAACTTCGTCCAAGTCGCGCATAATCTCGAACGTCAATCGCGGCGTGTTGAGACGCTGACCCGGACCCGTGATGAGCATCCAGCAAAAATGGGCGATGTCTTCCGGCCAGTCAGCGATGACGTGAACGCTGTCGAACTTCGACAAATAGTTATTCAGCTTGCTCTGGAATGCGTCGGCGCTGACCGGTTCTTTGTTGATGACCGGAACCACGTGTTCCGCTACCCAAGGTGAGGGGTTGAAGCAACCAAGCGATTCATAGAACACCTCGCCCTCTTCAGGGACGAGGGCCATAGAGATAAGATCGCCGCACCAGTCGTTCCATTCGCAGTCGATGAAGAGGTTCATTTTGTTAGCACGGCGATGAAGCCGCCTTCGTAAGCCTGAAAGAATGTGGGCTTGAATTGTTTTTCTTTGTAGCCCGCGAGAAAGAAGCGAAGCCATATTGACGGTTCCCATTGGATCAGATGCGCATTGCGCCCATCCGCGAGCGTCTTCTTCGCGGGTCGGCAGGCCACATCTACGAAGAGTGCCTTCTTGGTGACTTCGTAAAGATGGTCGAGCACATCATCCAAGCAGTCAGGCTCAATGTGCTCCAGAACGTCAGAACACACAACGAGGTCATGAGGCTCTGGCTCGCGAGCGAAGTCGGGCTGCATGGGGTCGTAGTTGGTGATTTTGAACGGTAGTGCCTTAGCCAAACCACATTGTCCGCAGCCATAGTCCAACACCTCTCGCGTGTTCAACTGCTTCGCAAGCTGAAAGATGTAGCCAGCGTGCTTGTGTCCGCTGTTGCCGTAGTTGCCCTGAGCATGAAGCTGCTGTTGCAGCGCCTTGTATTCGTCGGTATATCTCACAGCACGTCCTCCACTTCAATTTTCTGACCACTCTTGGTGAGCCGCATGTCCAAGTCCTTCGCCACCGCGTCTACCACTGGTCCCCACTCGACCGTCCCCGGCGCTTGCCGGTAGAGCGTGACGGTTGATCCGTACCAAGGCATCCAATCAATATCAAGTCGATAACGCCAAGCAGGGCGAGAAGGAGTAAGTACCCACGTAGGAACTCCAATGGCACCGGCCAGATGAATGACGCTACTGCAATTGCTAATGACAAGATCGCAATTGGCGACCACAGCAGCAGTATTGTCGTAGTCTTCGGCATGCACAGCTTCCGGCCAGAAGTGGATTTTGATTCCATGTTTTTGCTCGAACTCGAAAATCTCTGCCGCGCAGTCCGTGTATTGGAGCGCAACAAAGTGGGCGTCTTGCGACAAGATAGGCAGCATCTCTTCCAACGACAGCGAGCGCACTTCCACTCGCGTGCGCTTCACTCCACCGATCCAGTTCAGGCCGATGACAGGCTTACCATCGGTGAACACTTCGTTCATCCGTTTCGCCCACTTCTCGTTGTTCTCGTAGGTCGGCGTAAGGTACGGCTTACCCGGAAAGTCAGCGATGTCTTTGCGGAAGAACTTGCCCAAGTCACCGATGGCGATCTTCGCGTCAATCTCGTAGCGGAACGTCTGGTCCGGGTTCAACGGCCACGTTATTTGGGCGTCCTCACGAGTCCCGTATATATCGACATCAGAGAAGCTGTTACGAAAGAGGGCTGCAAGTCGAGTATGTGACTCGAAGATAACCTGCTTTGACACGCGTACAACATCCGGAAGCATGGAAGCGAACATAATCTCGTCTCCGATCCCTTGCTCACCGTAAACGACCACGGTTTTCCCCGGCGATCCATCCCACTCAGGTGTGCCGGTATTCGAGTAGTTACGTTCCTGTCGCACTTCAGCACGCTTGCCATGACCATACAGCGTAAAGCCCTTCTCATAATCGCCTGTCTCCAGATAGCACAGCGACAGATTCCACAGCGCCTGTGGATGATTCGGATTGGCCTGCAACGCCGTCTTCAGGAACGGCAGTGCCCGGTCCGGCGAGCCTTCGTTGATGTAGAGCGTGGCGAGATTGTTCTGGATGTCGGCGCTGGGCACACTGAGATATGACTGCGCCCGCTCGAACCAGTAGCGCGACTTGTCGATGATGTTCTCCTGCTTGTAGCAGGAGCCAATGCCATTACAAATTTCCGACTTTTTGACGGTCACGAACGAGTCGCCTTTCTTCGGCTCTTTCTCGTATTTGATCCCGTGGCGCTTCAGGTCATCGACGAAGCGCTTGTCAAAGAGGTCCAGCGCGCGAGAGAGCACCGCGTTCGCTACACCGTGCTTGCCCTGCACCGCGAGGTTCAGCCCGAGCGACGACAGGATGACCGTATCGTTGAAGTCAGGCCCGAGCAGTTCATGGTAGATCGCCTCCGCTTCTGGCAGGCGCTTGTTCTTCTCGTGCTCGATTGCGACGCTGAGTGGATTCAGCTTTTTTACAACAGACGAAACGCCGATCAGTTTATTTAGTTCCGGATCAGCAAGAGTCATTGCCACTTGCATGTAAGCCCCCTTTAGTGAATTCACCAACATTCTACGGTAAAAACGCAAAAAAGCCCCACCCCGAAGGGTGAGGCCAAGGTTCCACTCAGGGGCTTAAACTGCGTGGATGATGCTCTGTTAGCTGTTGCCGTCCGTCGCGTTGTCGAACGCATAGAACACGGTCAGACGCAGCACAGCTTGGCCGGACATCGAACCGACCGTACCCATGATTACGTCAATCGTGTCATCCGTCGAATAGCTGTAGCCGCCACCCGCCGCGTTCGTCATGCGGAAGATCGCGCCTCCGTTGACGCCAGCAGCAACCGACGCGGACGTGTTGTAACGCCCAGTCGATCCGCCATCGCCCACGTTGATCGCGAGGTTCGAGCCTGCCGCCAAACCGCCGACATCGAGTTGCGTGTCCAGAATCTGTGCGCCCCTCGGAATCGGCACCATCTGAACCACGTCGCCCGACGAAGCGGAAGTCGTGAAGGTGAACGATGCCGAGCGTGCCACCACACCGTTTTCGATGTAGCGGGGCGGGTTCAGGAAGAATCCCGCTGCGCTCGTCTGGCAAGCCGTAGAAGTGTAAGTTGCCATGATGTCCTCGCTTAGTGAGCCGCAGCCCAAGTGTTCACTTGGATCGTGGCGAAGTCAGCGGAGTTGAACACCATCTTCTTCAGGCCCGAAATCGCACCGGCTGCAACGCCGAACTGGTTGTCGTAGTCGAAAAAGTCTTCGACCCA